GTTTATAGTTTTCGTGAAAATCTGAATCGATTAAATTTTCCATATAATCAACAACTCGTTTTCTTTCGTCTCTTCTTTCTTCTTTGGTAAATGTCCCGTCATCCTCGGACGAGTACCTAACCTCAAGTATCATTAATTTTCTCATATTATCCACATTTTGAGCTTCCACAAGATTTACAAACTAAACAACCCTCAACAAAGTGAAGGAGATCACTACCACATTCCAGGCACACGCCCTTACCTTTTTCACCGTTTTTGATATATTTCTTAATCACCCGAGCGACACCATTTTTCCATATATTGATATGATCTTCGGTGAAGTTCAGGGAATCAACCAAATCATGAACATATACCATCGGCATACGTTGTCTCAAGACACCAGACACCAATTTCGCATAATTCCAAAATTCCGGGTTAAACGCATGATTCAAACCCATATGAACGTGTTTTTCCCCGTCTTTATCAACATATTCAATATCATACCTTTTCTTCTTGATTGTTTTACCCTCCTCGTCAATAGTTTCGACGATATTTTTTACCACTTCACATTCTTTCAAACTAGATGGGAGTTGACTTAGTCCGTTTTCAAATTTTCCTGTAAATATTTCATATGGTCTCCCCTCTCTAATTCCTACAACGGCAATCCATTTCTCCAAATTGTTCTGAAAATGGTGTATGTCGGCCTTTAGTCTTTTAGTTCTCTTCGGGACATGAATTTCGGTTGGTTCTTCTTTCTTTTCTTCGACATTAACTAACACTCCACTCCTTGATCCATCACGATACACAGTAATACCCTTACACCCAGATTTCCAACCTGTTTCATATACTTTGGAGACCACCTCTTCAGTCGTTTCTTTTGGTAAATTAACTGTTACTGAAATCGAATGGTCAACATGTTTCTGAATCCGACCTTGCATTTCAACCTTTTTCACCCAATCAACATCCTTTGAGGTTGCTTTATAATATGGTGAATCTTTTATGATTTCATCGAGCTCGGCCGACTTCATTTCTTTAACCTCTTCGATATTGTACCCGTTAACTTCCAACCATAACTCAAAATTATGGTGGAACACGGGGTATTCTTGCCATGAAATCCCTTCTTCGTCGACGAAATCTTCTCTAGCACCCTTTTCTTGTGGGTTGATTTTCCTACGTCTCATATAAAATATAAGGAACGCGGGTTCAATCCCTGATGTGGTCTGTGTCATAATACTCGATGTCCCTGTCGGAGCAATAGTTAATAAAGAGATGTTTCGTCTTCCCCATTCAACCATATCGTTATATAATTCAGGGTCTTCGGCCTTAATACGTCGAATAAAGGGGTTATTCGCCTCATTTTTTACGTCGAATACCGGGAAAGCCCCTCTCTCACGAGCCATAATCGTTGATGATCGGTACGCATTTAATTTTAATACCTGGTGAACTCTTTCACTAAAATCGGTTGCCTCGTCAGTTCCATAAACTAATCCAAGAGCCGCCAACATATCACCCTCACCAGTGACCCCCAGACCCGTTCTACGACCTCGAATTGTTTTATCCTTAATCCTCTCCCACAATTCACGTTCAACCCGTTTAAGGGACTCTTCTTCAGGGTCAGAATCGATTTTGGCGATGATTGCATCAATCTTTTCAATCTCCAGGTCAATTATATCATCCATATATCGTTGAGCCATCTGAACATCGTGGGCAAATAATTCCCAATCGAAATATGCGTCTTCCGCTAACATATCATCTTTGTAAAACGCGTTTTTCACATAAGCCAACAGATTTATCGCTAACAATCTACAACTATCATCGGCACAAAGTGGGATCTCACCACATGGATTTGTACTAATTGTCTTATAACCTTGGTCGGCATAACAATCAGCGACACTTTCATTTATAATTGTGTCCCAAAAGAGAATACCGGGTTCTGCCGATTTCCACGCATTATGAATGATCTTTTTCCATAATTTCTGTGCGTCGATCTCTTGAGTTGTGATTGGATTATCACTATCGATGGGAAATTGTTGGGTGTACATTTCTCCCGCCATGGCTGATCTCATAAACTCATGATCCAATTTAACGGAAATATTTGCTCCCGTCACCGTTCCTGCTGTTAGTTTAGCGTCAACGAATTTTTCCGAATCGGGATGTTTGATGGATATACTTTCCATTAACGCACCTCTACGACCATCTTGAGCGACCTCCTTCGTGCTTCGCGAAAATCTCTCCATAAACGGAACGACACCCGTACTAGTGATTGCACTATTTTTTACTGGACTTCCAGATGGGCGAACAAAAGACAGGTCAGTTCCGACACCGCCCCGTCTTTTTTCCAATTGTACTAATTCTTGATCGAGTTTCATTATCCCCCCGTAACTATCACTTTCTCCGGGGTTACCTATAACAAAACAATTTGATAACGATACGACCTGAAACGTATTTCCAATACCCGCCATTGGGGATCCTGCGGGCACAATTCTTTTAAACCCTTTTAATGTCTCAAATATTTCACTCTCACTTAATGGATTTGGGTATTTTGATTCAACCCTCGCCAATTCACGAGCAATCCTCCGATGCATGTCATCGGGTGTTAGTTCGTAATAATTCTTATCGTCTTTCAGACAGTACTTCCTTGTCCACACATCTGCCGCGAGTTCATCGCCATCGAAATAGTCTAAAGCCGATTTTAACACCTCAGCTTTAGTGTAAGTTTTTTGTAATGTTTCCAACATTGGTTTAAAAAAATTGTTTAGTCAGTTTATTCTTCAATGGCGGACGGGACCATTTTTCTTGCCTTATATACTTCGGCCGCCCGTTGTTGTGGGGTCATTGGTGTGTCATTTACAACCTCATTTACAACCTCATTTACAACCTCACTTTCAACCTCAACTTCTGGTTCGGGTTCAACTGGTGGTTTTATGTCGTCATTTCGTTCCTTCATTGCATTCTCAACCTCTCTTTTTCTTGCAATGAACGCTTGATACACATCGATCCTATGTTGTTCCTGTTGTTCTGCTCTCTCGGTTTTATGGCCAAGGAGGGTGTTCTGCGTATCAGTATCAACTTGAAGCATTTCATTATTAAATAGACAGTTTTGAAAAACAATTCCGTCTTTTCCAATACGTGATTTAAGTAATGTAACGGTTGCTAGATTATTCTCTTTTTGTTCGAGAGTTTTTCCTATTGATATAACAACATGTCCAATTTGAGCTTTCTTGATAGAACCTCCCATTTGATTTGTGGTAACGACTTCTGTTACAATACTATCACGATTACCTTGGGTGGCTGTCCAAATTGCCATATTAAACTCGTCTGTCATACCCTCTAGACTTCTCATGATCGCCCCCTCACCCTTCCATTCTTCACCAGTCATAGTTGATTCACCAGAAATACAATCAACGTAATCAAGAACCAAAACGTCGACTTTATTTCCCTCGGACGCTAGTTTCCGGATCTTGTTTTTAATTTCTGTAATTGAAAGATCCCCAGATGGGTACTTACCGAGTTTAAGAAAATTCTTATTTTTCCCTATTTTTTCATGAATAAAATCATTAATATGGGCTTTCTGTTGGGGTTGATCGTCAGGAGCCACACCTGTCCATATGGTGTAATGCTTTCTACGAATGTCATGTATATTGTCTTCAAAAAATATGTGTAAAACATTTGCCCCTGCAATATATGCGGAATTAGCCATCATTGTCAACCAAGTTGTTTTTCCAATACCTGTTGGTGCAAGTAATAACGCCATTTCACCCCTGGCTATCCCACCTTTAAGAAGGTTATCCAACCCAACAATTCCAGTTGGGAATGGAACTCTCGAATCATCTTCTAATGACTCTAAAATATTATCCCCAATATCCTCCACATCATCAGCTGTCACCCCAACCTGTAAGGCGGCTTGGATTTTACCCTCGATTTTATCATATTCTTCGAAATCACCGTGGGACATTATGTCTTCAGAATCCTTCAGTGCCTTCTTCAAAACCTGTTGTCGACAAAAATTTAAGGACGTTTTTTTAACATATAACCCCTCATCTTCCATTTCCTTATCCTTGATGGATGTTAAGGTGTCGATATGGACTTTACATGTGGTCTCTGAGTTTTCGGCGAGGATTTTTTGGGTCAATGTTTCATAATTGGGGACGATACCTAGTGTCTCGTAGAGCTCCTTTATATTCTGCATTAGATATTTGAAATAAGGACCATCAAAGTACTTACTATCGATAACATCTATTATGGTAACTGCGAATTTTTTATCCTCGATGATGGCCTTGAGCAGCGACTGTTGGAAAGTCGTCCCCAAGTATCCAAAATTTTTCTCATTCATATTTTTTTGCTCCTATCTTAACTCATATTGTAAGTAAGTTTTATTCAATTCTCTTGATGATAGAACGTTAGTTAAGTCACCAAGAATCTTCCTTACTTTCGGTCTTATATCCACAGCATATCTTGCTTTAGGATGGTAAATATGCGCTGGAAATATCCTAGAAATAAATACTTTCTCAC